GGTCTTTGAGCGGAGGGTGGGGCCGAATAATAATGGGTATATCGCTGATGTGAGCGATGGCACCGTAGGCAACAGAGCATTTTCAGACCTAACCAGCGCGACGGGGCTGAGGTTTTACGCTGAGGCAAGCGCGGCAGTCCAATGGATTCAAAACGCATCCAACGTTTACACGCCAGGAACTCGTAGCAAGACGGCTTGGTCTATGGCGACCAACGACATCAAGATGGCAAAAGACGGCACAGGTCAGACGCCGGATACTGTCGCCACGATCCCTGTCGTAACGCAACTTAGTGTCGGGCAGCGTGCGGACGGAACTTTCCAATTCAACGGCAACATCTCCGCCGTCTATCTCTGGACAAGCGCTCTGTCTCAGTCCAAACTCAACGCGGTATCTACGCTATGAACCACCACATCGTAATCCAGACCGAGCGCCGTTCGCCCACTGTGACAGACATGGGCGAAGATCGCAGCCGCATGGCGATCAGCATTCAAGGCCCCGTACCTACTGGCCCGGCTCAACTGCACACGCTCAGCATAGCCGATCTCTCCCATCACGATTGGACGCCGGCTCAGTACATCTATGTGGCGCGGTGGGATGGTATTGCGCCGTGGATAGAAGTCCTCAAGGGCGACCATCATGCTCTGAACATGGGATACGCCGGCTGGCCGACGGTGACAGAGGCTGAATGGGCAGCGCAGGAAGTCTTGGAGGGCAGGACATGAAGCAGGTCCTGATCTGGCTCTGCTTCTTTGGCTTCGGCGTAGCACTTGCTCTCCTGCCTTTCTTTGTCCTCTCGGGTCTTAGTACACAATGACTGCACCTACCGACAACATTCCTATTACTATCATCCAGGATGCGTACTTTGACGCAGGCCTACTGTCGGAAGGTGATTCCATCAACGGAGAACAGTTAGTCTCAGGTATGCGCCGACTGACTGACTTGATCAACCTGTGGCAGACGCAGGGAATTAAGCTTTGGCTCAACGTAGACACAGTAATCGTCTTGCTCGCTGGGACGGGCACCTACACGTTGGGACCGGCGGGAAGCGTTGTGATGGTGAAGCCCACCCGGATTCTCGATGCGTACTATCTGAGCAGTGACTCAATTCGCAGCCCGTTGGTGTCGCTGGCTTGGGCCGATTATATTCAGCTGGGCCAAGTCACACAAACCGGCCAACTTAACTCGTACTTCGTCGATAAGCAGGCGACGCAGCTTAGTGTGACTTTCTGGCCTATCCCCGACGCGGCGGCGGCTCTCGGAACTGCGCATTTACTCTTGCAGACTCAGGTTACGAATTTCATCTCGGTAACCGAGACAATGAACTTCCCGGTGGAGTGGCGGATAGCGCTACGTTGGGGCCTTGCAGACGAGCTGGCGACTGGCCAACCCCAGGCCATAATGGATCGTTGCCAGCAGCGTGCAGAGACCTATCGGACGCTACTGGAAAACTGGGACGTGGAAGATGCGCCTGTACGTTTTACCCCAGATCAGCGGGCTACGCAAAGCACTGGAGCATTTCGGTAATGCCTCAAGCTCCTACTGTTGCGCTTCCTAAGCGACTTCCGCTTGTCGTTCAGCCCGAGAACCGGGATGAGTCGACAGCGAAGGATGCGAAACTGATCAATGCCTACGTGGAAAAAAACGCGGCAGGAGATGAGATGTGGATTTTCAAGCGCCCCGGCTTGCTGCAAACCGGCACGACTCAAGCAGGAAATGGGTACGGGGTCTACAACTGGCTTGGCGACATCTACACGATTTTCGGTGCTACGATGTATAAGAATGGCTTGGCCTTGAGTGGAACCTTGAACACTGCTGGAGGCGTGTATCGATTCAGTCAGTCTCTGGGTGCGACGCCACGGCTGCAGTTCGGGAATGGCGCGGCCTCATATAACTATGATGCTAGTGCTGGAATCGTAGTGATTAATCCCTTGACAACGGTAACTGCAGGGAGTTTTGTTGTAAGCGTAGAATACACGATTCTGACGGTCGACACGACAAACTTCACGCTGATCGGAGCTTCGGCGAATACGATAGGCGTGGTCTTCACAGCAACAGGCGTAGGCACAGGTACCGGCACGGCGACGGCTCCGAATAACTTTCCAGTAACCACAGTCAAGGGATGGGCGTACCTAGATGGCACGACCTATGTCATGAATGCAGATGCAAGTATTCGTGGTTGTACCGCACTGAATGATACGACAAGTTGGACTGATCTGCTGAATCGCTTGACTGCGCAGATCGAAGCAGATGGTGGCGTAGCGTTGACGAAGCAGTTGGTCTATGTCCTTGCCTTGGGGCAATGGTCGACGGAAGTTTTCTACGATGCCTTGAATGCGACAGCTTCGCCCCTAGGGCCTGTGCAAGGGGCGAAGATTAATTACGGCTGTGCGAACCAAGACTCATTGCAAGAACTTGACGGGATACTCTTTTGGGCCGCGACGAACCGCTCGGCGTCAGCTCAGATCCTGATGCTTGAGAATCTTAAACCACAAATCATCTCGACTAAACCGATTGAACGACTGCTCGGTGAAGTAAGTTTCGCCGCCGGGAACGTCTTCTCCTTCACACTCAAATACGAGGGCCATCGGTTCTACGGGATCACATTGAAGGCCGAGAACGTCACATTGGTTTATGATCTCGTGGATAAACTGTGGGCACAATGGACAGATTCAGCGGGGAATTACTGGCCGATCGTGTCTACAACTTTTAATTCAAGTTTGGGCCGGATTCTCCAGCACGAGACAAACGGGAAGCTTTATCTGATGGACGCAGAATATTTCACTGATGATGGAGCTATGATTACAGTGGATGTCTACACTCCGAACTTTGACGGAGGGGTTCGTCGCCGGAAGCAGCTTAGTATGCTGGAGTTCATTGGAGATCAGACGCCAGGGAGTACGTTGCAGGTTCGCTCGAATGATTGGGATTACGCGGCAAGTCGTTGGACGAATTTCCGTCGGGTAGATCTGAGCTTGCAAAAACCGATTCTGACGAACAATGGAACTTTTATGCGCCGGGCATATCACTTGCGGCACCAGTGCAACACACGTCTGCGCCTCCAGGCAATTGAACTTCAAATGGACCTCGGAACGCTATGAGTACCTTTCAACCGCCGCCGACGTGGGCTTTGCCAGTTCTCGTGGACGAGCAAACAAAGATTGCTCAGTTCAATCCCATCTGGTTGAAGTGGTTTGTGGACTTAGCGCAAGTGCTTACGTCAATTGGTGGAAGTAGTGGAACGGTTAATCATAATACTACGGGAGGGAAACAAGGCGGCGGATCAAGCGAGTTTTATCATGTGACGCAGGCTTTGTACAACGCACTGATTGCAGGATTCACGGGTACGGGAAAGCTGGTGAGGGAGACCGGGGCGACTCTTGTAACACCCACATTAGGCGCGGCTACAGGAACAAGTCTTAATGCCGCTGTTATTGGAGCTGTAACGCCGGCGGCCGGCACCTTTACTACAATTAAAGTGACTGCTGTAGCAGGCTACCAGTCCAGTGACGGGAGTTCCGGCTTTACAGGAACTGTTACAACGGCGAGTCTTGTGGGCAAGACCCTCACGATTAAAGACGGAATCATAACAGGATTCGCTTAAATGCCTAGCTACCTTGACGACTACTCTTTCAGTATCGAAAACTTTCAGAGCTTGCTGGAAGAGCTGTATCCGCTTTGGCGCGCTCATCATAATGAACTAGTGGGCGGGGCGATTGCACTTCAGCCAAACGTAGAGCAGTACATTCAATTGGAGAAGGGGCGACGTCTTGTTATCTTCACGGTACGGGACAAGAGTGCGGAGCTTGTCGGGTACGCTTTCTTTATTCTGTCGCAGCATCGCCATCGTACACAGGTGATAGGAGCAGAGAACGATCTTCTCTTTCTATCCAAGCTACACCGCAAGGGCTGGCTGGCTACGAAATTTATGCAGTATTTTGAGAAGATACTCTTTGCTGGCGCGGTAACACAAATTACTATGCGCACAAAGTCGAAAGCTTCCTTTGCCCCCGTGCTTGTTAAAGGTGGCTATAAACAAGAAGAAACGTCTTACATTAAACGAAAGGTATAATCATGGGCGGCTTTTTTGATGACATAGGTGACTTTTTTAGCGACATTGCGGGGCCTGTTGCTACGATAGCGTCTTTTATTCCGGGTCCTTGGCAGCCATTTGCAATGGCTTATAAAGGGATAGATGCCCTAGCGAATAATAATCCCTTGGGGGCCGCGCTGTCGTTTGCGGGAGCGGGAGGCTGGGGCGATTT